AGCGAAACGAACCCCAGTGTCGCCATCGGAAGCCGAAGAGTAGCTGGCAGCCCCGGCGTGGAGGCAGCTGCAGAAACTCGCAGAATCGCCCGTATATGGCGACGCTTCCCACCACCACCAGCGCGAACCGTTCCAGTTTGCAATTCGCTTTTGCGGAAATTCAGAGAACAAAGGCCACTGAACAGAAGTACCGCTTGAATATCCTTTGTTGTTGCTCCATGCCTGATGTCCGAAAACTTCAATTTCTGTCGGAATAAAGACAGTTTCAGCAAGCCACGCCCAGTCGGTTTTGTTATCAAGTAAGCGGTGAACGGTTTTCGGTGTAATTCCGATAGCGTTAACAAGCCCGGTCTTTACCTGGTTGTTTAAGTAAGCGCAAAGCTCGCTTGCAGCATATCCGCCGGCATTTGTGGCGGTGCTGTTCATTGCTTTTTGCAAAACGCAGTTTTTTGAAATCATCAAAATATGATGTGAAGAAGTCGGCGTGTCTCCGACATTCAGGTAAGTGTCAAAGCCTGCAATTTCAAAGCGTAAACGCTGGTTACTGTTGGAAATTGCGCTTCCGTCAATTGTCATTGATGATACGTCGATATAGTCGCCAAGTCGCAAGCCGTTGAAGTTGCCGGCGTCTGCACGTGTGCGAAGTGCTGCAAAAGCGGCGGCGGCGTTTGCAGCTCCTAAAACTATAACAAGATTGCGCCCAACGTCCGGGCGGTTTGGCGAAAGATAGCCTTCCAGTCCTTCTGGTGATGTCTTGTACTGGTCGGCAATAAGAATAGAATCATCCTTTTGCGGCGTTCTTGCCGTTAAGGTAGATACCGGAACAATTCCGGTTATGTCATTACTCATAGGTTTATGCTCCTATAAGTAATAGTCAGTTTTGTTTTAGAATTTCAGCTTCATAACGCCAAATTTCTTGAATTTTTCATTATTTTTTTCGTAGTGGCGTTCAGTAACGCCGTTTACAGTTCCATTGTCCGTACTGTCAATAAAATAAATCTCGCCGTTTTCTTCTCTGTCATAGATGGCAATGTGTGTTATTGCGTCAGTTCCTATTTTGCCCATAAAAATTAAATCGCCTTGTTCTGGCGTTTCTGTAATTTCGGCAGCATGATTGCAGATGTAAGCGGCAGTCATGTCCGGTTCTATCAGCATATATTTTGTATCAACAATGGCGTATTTATAGCACATAATAACAAGGCCGGAACAGTCGATTTGAATTGCAGCTCTAACCGGTGATTGTCCGCCCAGCACGTATTCTGTGTCAGAATCCCTGTAAAGCTCTGCGAACTTGAAAGCACGTGTTTTTATTTCTTTAGTGCAGTTAATAACGGTATATTCTTTGTCTTCCGCGCCGTCTGTGGGAAGTTTGCAGCTGGCAAGAAGTAAAGCCCCGAAAATAAATAATAAGAGTTTACGCATTGTCTAATTCCACCTTTAAATGTAATTCAGAAACGCCGATTCCTGCATAGTTATCATCGTTGATTGTTTCGAGTGGCGTAACATTCAGGTTCCAAAACTTGCAACCTTTAGCAATATTATACATCAAGTCTTCTGGTTTGTCAGAATTTAAAACACCGACTTTTATTTTGTCATTGAATTTAAATGCAAAATCTATCATTAGTCTGTCTCCGTAGCAAATAAAAAGAATTGCGCTGCGTTCGGGTCTATCAGCTGATCGCTATTGTTATCAATAAAATACAATGTCGCATAAGTTACAGTTGCATATTCTCCCGAAACTGTCAAACGTCCGTCTACATAATTACGAAGCCAGTTTATAGACATAATTTCTGGATTCGTAAAACCTGCGTCGAAAGTGTCGTGCGCATTACCGACAATATACAAGTCAATATATTTGTTGCTCTGCCACTCATGCGTTTTAAGCTTAAACGGTGTTGTGAAATAAACTGTATAAACGCCTTTTTGGTCGCGGTTTATCGAAGCGATGTTTTTTCCGTTATAAAGTGATAATGTGCCGTTTTTATATCCGATGTTACCACAAGCGCAAGGTTTAAACGGTGTGTTATTGGCCCACAAATAACCGCCCAGAACGCAATCTTCCAGATTTGCTTTTTTTGCATACATGTTCACAACGTCCAAGTTGCCGAAATAGTCCTGCGCCCAGCCCTGCGAACCGTGCCCCGTAATCTTTCCCGTATCAGAATTAAAGGTGCCGTTCCAGTTTGCCGACTTGAAAAGCCCGCCTTGCTGCATTGTGATTTTCTGTGTAAACAGTTTTGAGATAAACGCAACCTTTACCGCCAGCTCTTCACAAAATACAGTTACGGCGGAAAGCTTGCGCATTGTCTGTTCAAGCTTTGAATTGTTGCTTACAATTTCATCATCAAGAACCGACATAACGTTATTAAAACTGTCACTTATTTCGCCATCGTCGATTGATTCGGCCCACTGGTAGCCGTTCCAGCTGTAAACACGGCCTTTTAAGAAAGTGTAAGTAACACCGCCATAAGTTACGCTTGTTGTAGGTCCGCCCCATGTGAAATAGTCGCCTTTGTAGCGTGTACCGCCTGCGCTTAAATAGTCGTTTATTTCTGTTAAAAGTCCTTTGTTAACTCCGGCCCTTACGGTTGAGTAGTTGAAGTAAACCGTAAAATCTTTGTTTTCACCTGCGTAGTTTAAGTAACCTATAGGCTTGTTTGAATAACCGATAGCATAATTATTAAAACCGATTGCGGTTCCTGTTGTGGCACGATAGCGGATCACTACCGGGATGTTTCCGCCTTCGTCGATTTTTACACCTTTGAGCGATTCAAAATAGATTGTTTTCCCTTTGATTGTGGCGGCAATCTGCGAACCGTCGTTTCCGATTGAAACAATAGTAAACGGCAGTTCTTCTTCTCCATAGGTCAGATGGATTGTTGCAGCAACTTTTTCGCCCCATGCTTTGCCGGTGTTGTCACAAGTAAAACAGAAGCTTTCAACGTCAAAACGTACATTGTAAACAGATTCGCCCGGCTCTCCCTGTGGTCCTTGCGGGCCGGTTGCGCCTGTGTCTCCCTTGTCGCCTTTTTCGCCTTGCTCTCCCTGTTCGCCCTGTGGTCCTTGTGGTCCCGGAATGCGCACTTCATCGGCAATGTCTGCCATTTTCTGCATTATTGCTTCTGGAATAACTGCGCTGTCTTCTTTTGGTGTTGTAAGGTTTGTTTGATATTCCGGGATGTCTCCGAACTGAAAGATTGCTGAATTATAATCTTTAAGAAGTAGTTCCCAGCCGTCGGAATTCTGCTTTCGGTTATAAATCATCATTTCGTTTGTAACGCGGCTAAACTCTCCGCTTTCGTTCAGATAACCGAAAGAATAAATATTTCCGTATTCAGGAAGTACGTTCACGGCAAGCGGTGTTCTAAGATTAAGAACGCGGGTTTTACCTGGTGCATAAAATCCTATAGCGCTGTTCCCGCTTCCTATCATTCCCACGCCCAGCGCACCGATTGCATATTGTGTCAAAGTGCCTGCGGTAACTTCTATGTATAAATGTTCTTTTGCGCTGTCGTTTTGTGCCTGAATAATCAGGCCATAGCGGGCGTTTGAATCTGAAAAGTCGCAGAAGTCGGATGTAATAATTTGTTTAAGAAGACCGCCTTCTACTACTACGCCGTGAATAATTCCGTTTGAAAGCCCGATTCTAAGCTGCTTCATTTGAAGCATGATTTTTGAATAAAGCGGGTAATAGTCGCCGTCGCGTCCTACCTGAACGGTAATTTCACGCGGTTGCAGCTGTTGTTTTGCAAGAATTCTGTGTGTGTATTTGTAGGCGTGTTCAAAAGTTGTTATATACTTTGGCGCATTTTCAACAATAATTTTGTGTTCGCCATAAACTGCGCTTGAATCAACCTTGCCGTTTACTGTCTGGTAGAAAGTATCAACGGCCCAGCTTTCGCGGTTTGTAAAAGTTGTTTTTACTGCATACGGTTTGCGTTCAAAAGTTTTTGTAACTGTTACAGATTTAATACACTGCTCATTCAAAAGCGCAACCGGCGTACTTTGTGCCCTCTCAATTGCAAAAGTCCATTTTCCTGTTGCGTCGTCTCTGTACATGGTTGTATTGCATTCAGAAAGAATGCTGTTGAGAATGTCTGCTTTCTTTGAATCGTCTGTTAAAATGCCGTCACAATAAAAGCCGTTCTGTTCACAATAGGTATATACCGCGCCCAGTGCTTCTAAGTCTATTTCATCATCGTTGTAACGTGAATGCGGATGTACATCCGTCGTCATTATTTCAAGAACCCATGAAGCGGGGTTTCTTGTCGGGTATTTGTTTACAGTCCATGCGTCATTGTTCCAGATTCTAGCTTTTCCGTAAGCGTTAATATTTATCTGGTCCAGATTGTCTTTTGTTGATTCGTTGGAAATAATACGCAAAGCAATGCGGGTCGTTCTTCCTCTCCACGGTTGCTCTAGTGGTGCACATGTAACAATGTTGTTATCGGTAGACTTTGCCGCGTCATACTGCCAGCAATTGAGATAACATAAATAGCAAGTTTCCTGTGAGTTGCTTTCTTCAAGTGCGGTAATACGTGTCAATCTGATCTGAATATCTTTGCCGACACACTGCGCAGCGGTCAGGGTAACAGTTTTACTAAAACGAACCTGTTTGCGTGAGTTTATGTCACCTGTAACAATGTTTCCGGCGTCGTTCCATGTGCTGCCGTCGTTGCTCCATTCAACTTTTACAGAAACGTTTTTGCTTTTCCATCCGTCGTCGT